CAAAGCTAGCTGATGATCACTCTGGTATTCCTTCCTACGTCACGGGTGATTTGAACGTTCAGGGTGCGGGTAGAACCGCCTCTGGACTTTCAATGTTGATGGGTTCAGCAGGTAAAGGTATACGTCAGGTTGTTATGCATATTGATAACGATATAATTAAACCAATACTACAACGTATATTCTTATATAACATGCGTTATAACGATGACGAAAGTATCAAGGGTGACCTAGCTATTGTTCCAAAAGGTGCAGTTAATCTAGCTGTTAAAGAAACAGTTAACGTTAGACGTATTGAATTTCTTAATGCTACAGCTAACCCGATTGATGCAGAGATACTTGGTCCAGAAGGTAGAGCAGCTATTCTTAGAGAGGTTGCTAAAGGACTTCAGATGCCTACTGACGATATTATACCATCACGAGAAAAAGAGGCATTTAAGTCTCGTATACTAAAATCTCAACAAGCGCAGCAGCAGCCACAAGAAGGACAGGTAACTGATCCTGCTGGTAATCCAGCGGGTGGCATGCAAGGGAATACAGTTATGAATAGGTCTACAGGAAATACTCAATGATTAGACCTGATGCAAAAACGTTACAGAGTCTGGCTGTTATAAATAAACAGTACCCAGAAATTTTAGAATTTATTGACACATGGAGGTTACGTGAGTTAGAAACCTTACCAAGTGTCATTAATAACGTGGCACTACAACAGGGGCGGTGTCAAGTTCTTGGTGAAATATCCAAGGTAATGAAAGAAGCCCCATCAACAGTGGCAAAGGTTTAGTATGACCAGCCACCTAACACGCATACCTTAAGGAGCGAAAAATGGCAGTACCAAAGCAAGTTCAGAAACAGTCAGAGGCAGTACAAGATTTGTACAAGGAGCTAAACGAGGATACAGAAAAAGAGACTCCCGTTGAAGAAACGGTAGCAGAAGTCCCTGTGTCCGAACCCAATGCCGACAATGAAGCTGAAGTTGCAGCCGAGTCTTCTGAAGAGCAAACAGAAGAACGCCAAGATACTGAATGGCAACAAAAGTACAAGACCCTTCAGGGCATGTATAACGCAGAAGTTCCTCAATTGAGAAATACAGTTCAGGAACAGACTCAAAAGATAAACCAGTTTGAGCAGTTGTTGGCTACTATGAATCAGCAGCAAGCTCAAGCTCAACAGCAACCAGTTGCTCCGCAAAAGCTAGTAACAGAAAAGGATGTTGAAGAGTATGGTGATTCTATTGATATAATGCGAAAAGTGTCTAAAGAGGAAATTGGCAGCATGGCTAACGAGATTCAAGCTTTGCGAGCACAAGTATCTCAAATGAATCAAAACACTGTTCCTCAAGTTCAGCAACTAGCTAATAAAGTTACTGATACCCAAGAGCAAATGTTTTGGTCAGAGATAAACTCTCTTGTACCTGATTGGCAGAATATTAATGAGCAAGCTGATTTTCAAAGTTGGCTGTTAGAAGTTGACCCGCTATCGGGTATAACACGGCAGGCTTACTTAGAAGATGCTCAGCGTAAGTTTGATGCACCAAGAGTTGCTTCATTCTTTACAACTTGGTCTGGCTTAAACGGTAATGATGCTCAACAGGTGAAGACCGCAAATCAGAACGAGCTACAGCAACAAGTTTCTCCTAAGAAAGGGAGAAGCCAAGGTTCAGTACCTCCCCAAAAACGAACTTATACAACTGCTGATATAGGAAAGTTTTATGAGGATATTCGAAAGGGTAAGTACAAAGGTCGTGATGAGGAGCGAGCAAATATGGAACGCGACATTTTTGCTGCACAGCAAGAAGGTCGTATAACTTAAACTGTGTTAGGAGGCCAAAATGGCATACGCAACATCTAGTGGGCATCCTTCATATACTGGGAATTTTATTCCTGAGATATGGTCAGGGAAGCTCATCGAAAATTTCTACGATGCAACAGTGCTCGCAGCAATTTCAAACACCGACTACGAAGGTGAGATTCGTAGCATGGGTGATACGGTTAACATCCGTACGACACCTGAAATCACTATCCAGACTTATGTTAAGGGTCAAACTCTTAACGTAGAGCAGCCTGATAAGCCAAAGCTACAGTTGCTCATTGACAAAGGTGAGTATTTTGCCTGTATCGAAGACGATGTAGACGAAGTGCAAGCTGACGTTAATATGATGGATCAGTGGTCAAAGGACGCTTCAGAAAGAATGAAGATTAAGATTGACCAAAGAGTCTTAACAGATATTCTTCCTGATGTATCTGCAGTAAACAAAGGTAAAACAGCTGGAAGGATTTCTGGTGATATTGACCTTGGTGCTACTGGTGGTTCTGATCCTATAGCAATAACAAAAGATAATGTTATTGGTAAGATCATTGACATGGGTACTGTGCTTGACGAAGCTAACTGTCCTGAAGGAGATCGCTTTATGGTGATTCCTGCTAAGATGGCTGGTCTAATCAAGCAATCTGATCTGAAAGATGCGTCTATTACTGGTGATGGGTCTACCCCACTACGTAACGGACGTTTAGGTATGATTGATAGATTTACTCTTTATGTAAGTCACAATCTTAACAAGAACGGTTCTGAGTTCAGCGTTATCGGTGGACATAACATGGGTTTCACATTTGCATCTCAGATGACAAATATGGAAACTATCCGTTCTGAAACAACTTTTGGTAATATCATTCGTGGTCTTCAAGTTTATGGCTATAAAGTCGTTAAGCCTGAAGCTCTTTCCACAATGATTATTACACTGTAAAGGGAGGATCAGATGCCAACATATAATGATGGAAAAGGTTATAAACTTGGTACTGCTGCAGCACATAGTGCAAAAGGCATTAACAAAGTTTCAACCGTAAGTGTGGAACTGAACTTCGCTACTATCACTACTGAAAGAGCAGCAGCCCAGCTGACTGCGCTTACAAGTGCTGATGTACTAGAAGTAATCAGAGTTCCTGCAAACACTCTCGTTACTCACGTTGCTTTAAATGTAACAACTGCCGAAGGCGGAACACTAACTGTTGACGTTGGTGATGGCGCTGACCCAGACGGATATCTTGATGGTGTCAATGCTAACACTACAGCAGCATATCTAACTGTTGCTGGAACAGACGCTTTCGAAGCTGGTAAGTATTACACAGCAGCTGACACGATTGATGTTAAAATAAACAATGCAGCCGATGCAGCAGTTATGACTTTGACCGCTGTAATGGTTGATTGTACAGCAGAGTAAAGAGTAGGGGGGCTTTGGCCCCCCGCTTGTAAGAGTTACGCATGGCTAAAATTGATAAGTCTAAAATGGCATGTAACAAACCTAAGCGTCAGATATCTGGCGGTAAAAAGTTTGTTGTTAAAGCATGTCAGAATGGTAAAGAAAAGATTATTCGATTTGGTGATGCTAATATGAAAATAAAAAAGAATCAGCCAGGTCGTAGGAAGAACTTTCGTGCTAGGCATGGTTGTGACAGTAGACCACCGTCTAAGATGACGGCTCGCTACTGGTCATGTAAGAAGTGGTAAATTATGGGCAAGAAAGACGCATGTTATCATAAAGTAAAAAGTCGCTACAAAGTTTGGCCCTCAGCGTATGCTTCAGGAGCTTTAGCTAAATGTAGGAAAGTAGGAGCTTCAAACTGGGGTAAGTCTAAAGTAAAAAAGACTACTAGAAAAACGTAGTATGAGCAAAGTAATAAAGTCAAAGAAAGGAAACAGTCTTAGAAAATGGTTTGCTCAAAACAATGGAAAAGGCTGGGTTGACTGTAAAACAGGTAAGCCTTGTGGTAGACGAAAAGGTGAAAAACGCAAGGGGTATCCAGCTTGTAGACCTACGATGGCACAATGTAAATCGAAGGCGGTGCGGAAGAAAACGTCTTCTAAACGAGTTTCTTGGACTTAGGAGGTTTAAATGAGTGAAACACAAAGATGGTTAAAAAATATTAAAGATGGAACAATATACGGCTGGAATGAAATTTTAGCTGATAATCCTCTAACTGTTGAGGTCACTGAAGAAGAGGCATTTCCAGAAAAGTTTATACCTAAAAGCCAAAAAGGGCGAAAGCCTAAAGTAAACATGGAAACTGAGGTTGTAGAAGATACACCTAAAGTGGCTGCAGAAATAGAAGAAGAGGCAACTAAAGGTTTAACCAGGGCAAGAAATGATAAAGGACATTATATAGCTGATGACCCTGATACGCCTGAAAATGAGGCTTGGGTAGATGATTCTAAATGATGTCATAACAGAAGTCCGTGATCTAATACAAGATACAGATTCTAATGCGTATCGTTATAGTGATGCTATGTTATTAAACTTTGCTAATCAGGTACTAAAACGAACAGCTATATTTAGACCTGATTTGTTTTCACTACAAGCAAACTTAACTTGTACTGCTGGTAGTGTTGTACAGTCAGCGCCTGCCGATTCTATTAGGTTAATGGAAGTTTATTATAATGTAAGTGGTAACGGCATTATAGAAACTACTAGAGAAGTATTAGATCAAGCATACCCTTCATGGATGACCGATACTGCTGGGAATACTATAAATTGGATCAGGAATATACGTAACCCTAATAAATTTTTTATATACCCTAAAGCTCCGTCAGCACACCAAATAGTAATTGAATATGCTCAAACTCCTCCTGATTATGCTGGGGATGCAACAGTAGCATTACTGCCTGATGCTTACTTCCCAGCGGTTGTGGATGGTACAGTATTTTTAGCAGAGTCTATAGATAACGAACATGTTAACTCTAATCGTGCTGCACTCTTTCAGCAATCCTTCTCACAAGCACTTGGTATATCATCGCAGACTAGACAGATTACTGACACAGAAGGTGGTGGAATACCTGAAGAGGAGATTGTATAATGCCAAAAAGATTTGATAGTTTAGTATCGAGATTGTCGCCAAGTGTCCCAGGTTGTCCTCAGCCAGTCATAGAGCAATACGTTAGAGATGCAGCTATAGATGCTTGTTCAAGAACTTTAGCTTTTAGACATATACAAAATAAAATAGCACTGACACCAGGTGTGTATGATTATCCATATGATCCTCCTACTAATACAGAAGTACATGCAGTGTTAAGTGCTTCTATAGATGGAAATCACATGACCACTTTATCTTTAGAAGCTTTTCAAGATAGGTTTCCTAAATGGCCTGATTTTGTTGAGTCAGAGTATGGATGTCCTAAATATTTATCACAGCTTGATGCAGACACATTTATAGTTACTCCAACACCAGACAGTGCAAAACTTTACGAGCTTAGAATGGTCGTAGCTGTAAAGCCTTTACGCTCATCTTTTGATATGGATTCGACAACTTTTGATGAATTAGAAGACTTAATAATGCACGGAGCGTTACAGAATCTTCTCATACTACCAGAAAGAACTTGGTCAGATAGAGAGTTAGCTGCGTTTCATGCTAAACAATATTTATATAAAGCTGCAGAGCGTAGAGCTAGAGCAAATCTTGGAGCTGCTAGAAATTCTTTACGTGTAAAACCAGTGGCTTTTGGATGAGGTGATCTATGGCAGATGTAATTAGACTAGTAAAAGGTAACAGTAAACCTGACATTATTGTTACTTTAACAGACGATTCTACAGGTGCTCCAATTAATTTAAGTGCAGGTTCTACAACTGTATCTGTAAAATTTAGGAAACAAAATACGACTACAGTTCTTTCCACAATAAGTTGTACTAAGTTGGGCGATGGCACAGCTGGCCAAGTTAAGTTTGATTTTACAGGCGGTGTTCTTAATGTAAACCCTGGGATGTATGAAGGTGAAGTAACCATAAATTTTAATGGCAGCCTTCAAACAGTTTATGATCTCATAAGTTTTAGAGTTCGGGATAATTTCTAATGGCTAATATACGTCTTAAAGCTTTTGCCTCTAGCGGTGTAGCTTTAAGTGTGTCAGCTAATACAATTTTTGCTACGTATCCTTCTTCTGGTATAGCTATAGTAACAGAAGCACAAGACAGCGAAATTGATTTAAGTGCAACTCCTGTTGTCACAGAAGTTGTTTATAGAGCTTCTTATGAAGCACTTCAGCATGAGATACATGCTGTTTATGAATTTTTACCCCTTACTGTTTTCCCACCACAAACTGTAGTTACCTCAGATTCCATCGGACCGTTTGCTATAGGCTTTAATCCTAGCGATACACCTAATGTTACAGATGCACCTACATTTAATGTTGGGTTTAATCTCCCTGAGCAGTTTTACGTTTTTGATGGAAATGTATCATTTATTATAGGACCTAACTTTACAGAATCTATAAGTACGTCTGATTCACCTACATTTAATGTTGGGGCTAATGTTTCTGACACAACGTCCGTTTCAGATACACCAGCTATGACATTCACTAAAACACCGTTTACAGATAGTGTATCTGCTTCACAAAATATAATTTTACACCCTACAAAATCCGTGATAGATTCTACTAGTGTATCTGACTCAACTATTGAATTTTTACTAGGAGGAGACGGAGGACTTTGTAACGGAGGTAATATGGTCTTTAATGCTACTCCGCCTGTAGGTGAAGAGTTTGCATTGGCAGGTTTTCAAAATTAGTAACTAGGAGGTGCTATGCTTAGAGATGAAATTACAATAACAGGTAAACTAAATGTTGTACTTGTTGATGAAATGGGACTTGTTAAAGAAGAACATGATTTTGATAATCTAGTTGTTACAACAGGCAGAAACTATATAGTTTCGCGTATGAAAGACGCAACCGCTACGGCTATGACCCATATGGCCATAGGGACTAATAGTACAGCAGCAGCTTTAGCAAATACAGC